CGAGTTGATGACAGTGAAGAACTGGTTGCCATACATTGGGCCAGTTGCGATCATTGCCTTCTCGATGAAGGTCGCCAACTCAGTTGGGACAGTGTAGCCACCAGCAGTGCTGGAAGTGGTCTGCGCGCGATGCTCACGAAGAACATTGCGAACTTCTGCGTCCACATAGGCATCGCCACCTGCTGCGATCATTTCAGCAAATGCAGCACGATAGTCCATCTGGAAGCCAGCGTCTACCGCAGGTGCGGAACCAGCTTCTGCCTGTGGGCGGCGGGAGAAATCAACTGCTTCGCCAGCGCGAAGTGCAGCTTCAACTTTCTCAAGACGCTCAACCTTAGCAGCCAGCTTGTCGTGGTCTGCCATCATTGCGTCAAATTCACGCTCGATTTCAGCAGCACGATCCTCTGGGGTTTCGTCTGTCACATCGGACAGCTTGGAGCGGGCCTCAGTGGCGATACGCGCCATCTTCTCCCGCAGGTCTTTAATGTCAGCCATTGTGGGCCTCCTTCAAATGCGCTTGCCCAAGGCGCGGGACAGGGCCAACAGCGGGAGCCGCTGCTATCACGCCAAGCGAGACTTCATGCGAAGCCGCCGTGCCGCTTGGGATTTCTTTTGCTCTTCACGATATTGCTGCAAAGAACGCAAGCCGATCTCTGTGCCATCATACGCAGGTGTGGTCACAATTGATACATCATAAAGCTGTAGGTCTTGAATGCTGCGCTTTGGCATATCGCCGCTGTCATCCCATTCTTGACGGGTCGGGATAAACGCAAACGACATCTTGTCCAGATCGCCGCGCCGCATCTTTGGAACGATAGCGCGCACATCTGGATCGGTCGGGTCAAGTTCGCTTTCGATATATAGACCGCGATCATCTTGCGTCAGGCGCAGCGTGCCAGAACGTGTGCGGGCCAATGGCAGGCCATCATGGTTAACCAAGAACACAACGTCATCACCGCGCTCAAGTGCAGATGCAAACGCGCCAGCCTCAATCACCTCAGTGAACATACCGCCAATGTTTGTCTCTTGGCCAAACACAGCAGCATAACCCGACACGCGGATAGGGCCATTGTCCTCTTCACGAATTTCAACAGGCTCACTCAAAGCCCGAATTTCAGCATTTGCCATCTGTGCCTCCAATGTCTGCGGCAAAGATACCACACTTGAACGCTCATCGTCCACAGGTGCAGCAGGTTCAAACAAAAGTGGCTCAAAGTCATTGGCATCAAGCCATTCGCGCGCCTGTTCTTCAGTGAAAAACTCCACCTTGAAGCGGATGCTTTGAATGTCAGCAGTGCCATCCTTGATGCCATAAACGAAATCAACGCCTTGACCGCCCTCATCATTGACGCGGCGAAAGCTGTCGAAATCTCGCGGATCGCGGATGCGCGCTGCGTGTTCACCCTCGTATGGGCGTGTCTCTGCGCGATCTTCATCATCCTCTTGCTCAAGGATACGCTTGGCCCATGACTGGCCAGCGTCACCGCCCCACAAAGCCCACGCTATGCGGCCATTGCTGGGGTAGCCATCCTGATCTGGATAGAACCCTTCGCCCTCTTTATCGACTTCATGCCGAGCAAAGTAACTATTCATCCGCTTGACTGTATCAATCGAAAGATTGCGGCGATTGGCAATATCACGCGCACGGGAGATGCCGACCTCAGTGCCGCCACGCCCAAACTCACGCCGCCAAGCAAGACCGCGCTCTGCTTCTTCTACCATGCCATCATTCGGTGTTGGCATCAGGAACCCCTGCGCTTTGCATTGCAATCGGAACAGTCGCGCCTTGGATCATCAAGCTGTCGCCTTCAGGCTTAGGCTCAAGGTTCTCAATCTCGCGAACCTCATTCGGTGTGCGGATGCCGTTCTGGATAGATGTTGCGTGACCCTCCATGCGGGTCTTGAAGTCGCCGCGCAGCAGGCCATCCACGTTAAACTCAACATACTGGTTTGAGCCACGGCCAAACAGCTTCAGGTTCAATTCCTGTTCAAACTGTTCAATCCACCGCTTCAGCGTGTGCTTAACAAAATGCAGGTCTTGCTGTTCGGTGTTGCTGTATGTGCCATTGGTCAGGTCTTGCAAGAACACTGGTGGCAAGCTGTAAATGCGCGCGATTTGCTCAATGCTGAACCGCTGCAACTCAAGCAATTGCATTTCGTTTGGATTAAACCCAACAGGCTTCAACTCGTGACCCATCGGAATAGCCATCACAGGCTTGCCCTCGCGTGCCAGCTTCATTGTGGTGTTCGCCACATCGGTCGAAGCACGCGCAGCAGCAGCGCCAGATTGGAATGGGCCTTGCAAGGTCATTGGCGGGATGCCGCCAGACTGAAACGCTTTGGAACCATACTTGGTTGCGGCAATAGCCAGACCAATCGCATCCTTGTTGGTCATAATCGGGCCGCGCACATCCAAATTGTTCGGTTTCATCATAAATGAAACGTCAATCACCTCATTTGAGGCGTATTTGATGCCCTTATAGGTGTAAACTTTGACCAATTTGCGGCCTTCATAGACATGATCCACGCGCGTATGGTTCGGATCAAGCGGCCAAATGTTCACAATCTGACCGCTGGCATTGCGCTCAATGTAGCTTACACAGCGCCCGCCAGTGAAAACTTGGTCGAAAAGATACTTGCGCCACTCGAAAGATGACATCTCATCGTTCGCAATATCGTGCAAAATGCGCGGCAAAGCGCCATTTTTGACCAAAGTTCGGCCATTTCTGCCGCGTCTGTAGACGTTTAACGGCAATCCAGCCAATGTTCCGCTTAAAAAGTTGACCGCAGACCAGACCGCAGGCACGCCAAGCGCGTTATCAATGGTCACATTGATGCCTGCCTCTGAAAGACCGCCGCCCCAACCCATAACCTGCAAGAAATCCTCAGCAGATACAGGCGCGTTTGGATTTTCCAGATTGCGGGCTTCCACTTTGCGGAAGCTGTCAAAAATACCCATTGTAACTTTCCATGCGCATGGTTTGTTCGGAATATAGCCTATTAATCGTTCAGTGTAAACGTGGGGTCATCCCAAGGCGATGCAGCGACCACTTGTTCATCATGTGCAAACGCTCCAAGCGCCATTGCAAGGGCAACCAATCCATCAATCTTGCCAGAACTTTTCTTCTTTGTCAGCTTTCTATTTCCCGCAGGGTCACGCTCAGTCACAGCATTGGCCGCGCACATATTCATAATAGGATGCGCGCCGTGACGCAATTTTCTTTCTGCAACCAAACGCTCAAGCCTATCGACCGCAGGGGCCATGTCTTTGAAGCCCTGCCCGAATGGTGTCATAGGAACCTGCGCGCCAATCGCGTCTAGTTCACGCTGGAAGTCATTGATGCGCCAGCGGTCATACGCAAGAAGCTGGATGTTGTATCGCTCAGATGCCTCAGCCACCGCCTGTGCAACCATAGCAGGCACGATCACAGGCCCATCAATCACTGTGAGAAACCCTTGATCTGCCCATAGGTCATATGGCACTTTCTCTGTCTTGGCCTTCTCTCGCAAACCATCGCTTGGCAGAAAAAACTGCGGAATGATGTCGTATCCCTCATCGCGCGGGAAGGCCAAGACGAAAGCGGTCAAGTCGCGGCTGGCTGACAGGTCAAGCCCAGCATAACAGATCGCACCATCCTCAACATCTGGTGGCGCACTGTTTGCTTCCCATTCAGCGCGGCTCAAGAATGGGCTTGTCGCCTCAATGCGCTGGTTCAGGTAAAGCCATCGAAAGCTGTTTTCCTTGGCAGGCAGTCGTGATGCCTGTGTGGCAAAATCCTGAATATCGGTCAGACTGCGGAACTCACCAAGCGCAGGGTTTGCTGCCTTCCACGCTTTTTTATCCATAACATCGCAGCCTTCTGGGGCCGTATATACATGGCTGACAATCCGCTTGTCTTTCGCATTCGCAGCATCGTCTAGCCAGATGCTAAACAGATCGCCATCGGTTGCGGCCTGCGTGCTGATCGCAATTAACAGCGGATCATCATGCGCACCCTGCGCAGTCTCAATCGCCTCAATGAAAGCATCTTGCTGGCCACGCACCTGACCGACCTCATCCAAGATAGCCAGAACAGGTGACAGCCCGTGCGCAGTTCCAGCCTCTGCTGAGATAGCCTTGTATTCCACATTCATCGCCAAACCGATGAGAGACTTCTGCGAAGGCACAATGCGGATCACCTTGCTCAAGGTCGGTGACAGCCTGACCATCTTTTCGGCCAGCTTAAACACAAGCGATGCCTGATCGCGGCTGCGTGCGCCACTGATGATCTGGCTATTCTTGCGCGCCTCT